TGTTCGCAAACAATGAATTGGTTGCAACAGCTTCAACAGCTAAAGATATTAGCTGGACACTTAAAGAGTATGGCTTCGAAGGTTCAGTCGCTACCTCTTCTTCAATCGACTTTGCTGATGAATTTGGCTTCGAAAATTGGAACGATGCTATTACCCTTTGGGAAGAAGGTGTTAAACATTTCTTTATGACACAGGTGTGACACTATGGGACATTTACATATAAAACAAAATGCAGTACAATACTCGTATAACAATTAGGAGACTTTATATCATGACTTTAACTGAACAACAAATGGCAGATCGTTTGGCTCTTATCAAACAGATCGCAGCTCGCAAACAGCGTATTGCAAAGATCGTTGCTAAAGGCAAAAACGTTCAGCGTTACGCGGACGAAGAATACACGGCTCCTAAACGTGTCAACCTCACCGAAAAATATGACGGTGGTGATTCTGAAATCCATTACACTGACGCCTCCAAATACGCCAAAGAATACTACGGCGAAGTTGCTTACCAGACCACGAGGTTCGACAATGACTGGGACTAAACATCAGCCTAACAGTGTTGATCTATACAAGATTTTTGTTCTTAAAGATGAAGTTCATAGAATGGAATGTCTTGATCTGGTAACAGAAAATCAAGAGGTGTATGTGTGGCTAAAACAGCGTATACGTTTCCTAGAGGAGGGTAAGTAATGTATCATTCAATGGAACAACTTGTTGCCAAGATCCAGGTCATGCTGGATAAAGCAGTACTGCTCGAGAAAGAGCATTTAAATAAAACCAAAGACGAGGTGAATGTTCGCCTTGATGATATTCGTGCCCTCGCGGGCGACATTTATAATGATAGAGGAGATCGCTAATGATTATGACACGTAATGAAATGCTAAAAGAACTGCACGAAGGTATTTGTGTAGTCGTATTTGAAAAAGTTGATGGTACTGAACGTACTATGAAATGCACCTTGTTGGAGGAACGTATCCCTACCGCGAAACGACCAAAGGATAAATCTGCTGCTGAATTCAGTGAAGAAGTTATTCGTGTATATGATGTTGAAAAAGACGGATGGCGTTCATTCAAAATTAGTTCAGTAAAAAGTTTCTTCTAGGGGGATTTACGCATCGCCATAAATAGTGTAGTATAATCTAGAAAGGTTAACACATGTACATCGAACCAATTTATCTATTGACTGCTGGATTATGTTTTTGTGCTTTTATGATGGGTCGCAGCTGGAGTCAGTGGACATCGTCACAGGCAATTGTGGCTACAATAGAACATCTTATCGATGAAGGTTATTTACGTGCATATGTGAATGCCGACGGTGAAACTGAACTGATTAGAATTCGTGATGAAAGGAACTCAAATGGCTGGAGCCGTACGTCGTCAGACGAATAAGCGTCGCAAGAAAAAGGTACCACTACCACGCAAACCAAGAACCGGTATTGGTGCAGCACCTGATCATGATTGGGAAGCCTTTGCATCCTATTTCCGTATGGATATGGATCGTAAGGATCTTGCTGGTGTACTTCGGAACTACATCCGAACTGAATTCAAAGGTGAAGAGCAGAAACTGCTACTGTCAGCCCCAGACTTTATGTACACCACAAAGTATGGTCCAGCAGCATCTATTGCTTGGGCTGGTTTAAATAAAGAGTTTCCATCTAAGTGGAACCACAAACGTTGCGTCAATCGATACATCGAAGATGTTCGTGAGTGGGCTATGCGTAAGCTATCAGAGCGAGATGATAGTGATGCAAAGGTGGTCAAGAAACCTACTGTGTCACCTATGGAACGAGTCAAGCACATCACTGGTGAATTCATTGCTGGTATAGAAGAAGTAGTTGATGACTGGGAGAATGCTGGTGAGTTCAATATATACAAAGAGATGCAGTTAGCAGATCTTAACATGTTTTCTGCTCGTGCGGTCTTCGATTATTATGAACCACAACTAAAAGAGATCCAGGAACTAGTCAATGATAAGACAGAGGATCTTGTTGAAGCCTATAGTCATATGTCAGTACCAAAACGTAAGAAGTACCTTGCGTTCCTGACTACACTCACTGACGATGCTAAGAAGTACGTGCTCAGCAAGAAAGCCACACGTAAGGTATCAGTCAAGCGACCAAAGACTGCTGATCGTCAGGTAGCAAAGGTAAGCTATCTCAAAGAGTCACCAGAGTTCAAGCTTACATCAATCAACCCTATTCAATTGGTTGGTGCTCGAAGATTGTATACGTTCCACGTCAAAGAACGTATTATCACAGAGTTTGTTACACAAGCTGCAGCAGGCTTTGAGATCTCTGGTACTACTATCAAGAACTTCGATACTGTGAACTCTCGATCGATTAGGTTACGTAAACCAGAAGAGATGCTTAATGTGTTTCTGATTAAGACCCCGAAACAAATCGATAAGTATTGGAGTGAATTGACGACCAAGACTGTAAAGCCTACTGGTCGAATAAACAAAGATATGATTTTGTTAAGGGTTATGGATCAATGAAAGTAACAATGATTGATCCACCGAGTGGATGGAAATATGGATTTCCAAAAGTCCTACCAGATAATGTTGAAGATACTGTTAAGTGGTTAGTCGAACAAGGTTATCCACAACAAGAAATTGATAACTGTGGTAAACACTTTCACTGCAGATATTGGGAGTCAGATGATGAGTGATTTTTTAAACAGAGCAGAGTTTACTAAGTTAGTTGAGAAAGCAGTACGTGATTTCAACATGACTTATATGGACGCAATGATTGATATTTGTGATAAGAATAATATCGATCCAGAAGATGTAAAGAAATTCGTTGGTGCTCAACTACAATCGAAACTTGAAGTTGAGGCAATGGAACTAAATCTCTTACCGAAAAAAGCAATGTTAGATTTCGGTTAGGGGTATACAAACGCATAAATATGTGTTATAATAATTCAGTAATATTTCAGACATACGAGGTAAAATACAATGTCATTCGCAGCACTAAAACAAAACTCCACATCAATCGACAAACTGGTTAACGCAGCACAGTCTGTTGGTGGTGGTGAAAAGAACTCCTACAAAGATGAACGTATGTGGAAACCTACCGTCGATAAGATGGGTAATGGTTATGCCGTTATTCGATTCTTGCCGGCAGCAGAAGGTCAGGATCTTCCATGGGTTCGTTACTGGGATCATGGGTTCAAAGGTCCAACTGGTAAATGGTACATCGAACGTTCTCTTACGTCGATTGGTCAAGATGATCCAGTTGGTGAACTGAACTCTAAACTCTGGAATTCAGGTATTGATGCAGATAAGGAAACAGCACGTGTACAAAAACGTCGACTTCATTATGTATCAAACGTACTAGTAGTTTCAGATCCAGCCAATCCTGAAAATGAAGGTAAAGTCTTCATGTATCAGTATGGTAAAAAGATCTTCGACAAGATCATGGATGCTATGCAACCACAATATGCAGATGAAACGCCTATGAATCCATTCGATTTCTGGGCAGGTGCAAGCTTCAAGATTAAGATTCGTAAGGTAGATGGTTGGGTAAACTACGATAAGTCGGAGTTTGATTCCCCAACGGCACTATCTCAGGATGATACGTATCTTGAAGGTGTTTACAATTCGATGCATGATCTTGCAGATGAGTTCACTAACCCATCCAAGTACAAGTCTTATGCAGAACTAAAAACAAAGCTTGAGAACGTACTTGGTACCGTATCACCAATGAGTGTACGTGATGAAATCTCACTTGGTAATGAAGCACCAGCTCCAGCACCACGTGAAATGCCAGCTCAGAGTATTACAGAGCTTGATGATAACATCCCAGACTTCGATGCAAAGAAGGATGACGATGATACCATGAGTTACTTTGCTAAGTTGGCAAATGAAGGATAATATATAAGATATGAGATATGATCTAATGCAAAAGATGCTGAATTAGGTACGCCAGTCGCCTACGGCTTGTCGTCGTATGGATCCTAATTGCAGAGTAAGACTCGAATAAAAGGCTGGCATAACACAAAGGAGAGATTACTTCGGTAATCGGGATTAGGGAGCTTCGGCTCCCTTTTCTTTTATGGAACAACAACAAAGGATGAACGACCAAATCTAGAAATCCCGCCGCCGCTGGTATCAAGTGCTGGGGTGGATTTATCCATAACCAATCCTAAATTATTATCTGATCTGTGATTGTAAGTATTACCTTCAATAATCTGTAATTGTGATGGCGGCGGGGCACCAAATTCACCAAATGTGTCTTCGTACATAGTTGTTGGTTTGCTAGGCAAAAGAAGTTTATTACCGGTAGATCTTGACGTCAGGATATCCCCCATCCCG